CCACCAGCGATAGCGACCTCGGCGCCGAGCGCGGCAAACGGGATCGCTGCGATCGCTGCGGCTATCAGAGCGATGGTGCCGTACCCGGTCGAGCCGATCGAAGCGAATGCTTTGCTGCCGCTCGCCTCGAGTTCCTTGAAGGCGCCGTTGCCTTCCTTGGACAGGTCACCGAAGCGGGCCTCCAGGGCCTTCAGGGCTGCGTTGTGTTCTTTGACCGAGCCGCTTGCCTTGTACGCGGCAAGGCGCTGGGCAGCGCCCGCCAGCTCGGCCGCGCGGGCAACCTGCCGTTCCTGCTGCGCCTGATCCTCGGCGGCTTTCGCTGCGGCACGGTGCGCCTCAGCTGCTTTGATGGCGGCGCGCTCAATGGCGTCTTCAGCGCGTGCGGCAGCATTGAGTGATTTCTGCTCATCGATCAGACCACGCGAGTACGCGTCCGCTGCGGCGGCAGCGCGGACCTGCGCCTGTGTGGCCTGCTTCGCAGCCTTCTCCGCTTCGGTGCCGAGACGCCGCGCGGACAGTGCCGCCTTGTCCTGTTCGGATCCGTACTTCTTGATGGCGGCGGCCGTGCGCGTAGTGACCTTCTCCTGCGCGGCCTGCTGGCGTTCGAGCTTCTGGAGCTCCTTGTCGAGCCCCTTCGCTTTGTCTTCGGCGTCCTGGCAGGCCGCGTCGAAGCCCTTGCTGTCGCCGGTGATGCCGATGTGGAGGTCACGCCGATTCGCCACGAGCGGCCTCCTGTCGTCTCAGCACTACCTGCATGCCGCGTCTGCGCTGCTCATCGGTAAGTGCACTGGATCGCTGGTCGATGGCCTGACAGCCGCGGCACACGTCGACCTCGGCGAGGTATGCGCGCCGGTGGCCGCCCTGGGATGGGTCCCATTCATCGGGGCGGGTTCCGCACTGCAGGCACGTCTGGCGTGCCCTCACGTACGCCCAGATCGCCTTGTCGCGGTCATCGGCGTCCCAGGACAGGAACTCCGAATGCCGGATCTTGTAGTCGTGGCAGACCCCGAGCTCTATCTCCAGCTGCGGGTCTGCCCTCAGTCGTTTGGGACTGCCCCACTCGGCCAGCGAGCGTTGAGGCCGACCGCAGCCAAGAACAGCGCTTCCCGTTCGCCCTGCGACAGGCTCCCGTCCACGAACTCCAACCACTCGTCTGCGGACAGGTCGTCGCCGGTCACGCATGACAGGAAGCACGCCCGCGGGAACGTCTCGGCGTTCCAGCGCTCATCCTTGCCATCGCGGGCGGCGTACTCGGGCTTGGCGATGAGGGCTTCGAACTCAACTGGCGGCAGCGCGGTCAGTGTCACGGGTTCGTAGCACGCCTCGACGGCCGCACGAGCCTCCGCCAGATGCGCCTCGGCATCAGCAGTGGCCTGCTCGGCGCCCTCGTCGACACGGAGCCGCGCGGTGGCGAGAGCTTCTTTCGCTGCCGCCAGCTCGGCCACCGCATCAGCGTCGTCCATCACGGCGAGCTGGTAGTTGACCGTGGGGCGCTTGCGGGCCAGCAGCCGTTCACGCCGGCCCGCCTTCCGGGTGTTGCTCACGTCGTCGCCGGGATCGCGACGTCCTCAGCGGGGATGGACGTGATCGCGAAGTCGATGGTGAGGTCCGCTGCGGCGTTGTCGGGCCCGGACTTGCCGACCGAGCTGACCGTGACGGGGAAGATGTCCATCTTGGAAGCGGTCACATCCCCACCCCACATGATCACCACGTATCCGGTGGTGTCACGTGGCAGCACCGTGCGCACGTCCGTGCCAGTGATGTCCTGGTAGAACGTCAGCGACGAGTTAGCGACCTCGGTGCGTCCCGCGATCTTGGACGTGAACCGCGAACCGTAGGACGGCGAGTCGATCAGGTTTGAGGTGACCGTCCACCCATTGATCTGCGACACGTCGTCACGATCCGGCTCACACAGCGGAATACCCGCAGTGAGCTCCACCCGTGTCGGGCTGCTCTTGTTCGCGAGCGTCGCACAAAACAGGATCTTGGTGGTGCCGACGGCAAAGAACTTCACCGGCTCCGCAAGGGTCGTCATGACTGCTTACCTCCACTACCGCGCCGAGACGGCGTTTCCTTGTCCTGAATTTCCTGGTCGGCCAGCTGCCACCCACGCGACTGCCAAACCGGCACCGACGACGCCGGCACCGTCGCCTCCCCAACTTCGGGGTGACGGATCTTCACCTGTTCCATGCCTCGCCTCTCGCTAGAAACCGTGCCGACGTGCGACGCCATCGACGAGGTCGCCGACCGCATCCCGTATCTGGTCTGCTGTGGCCTCGACGCCGCGGTAGAAGAACGGGCGGGCGGGCTGGTCGTACCAGTGCTCCCGGTCGCCCCACCTCGGGTGCCGGAACTTCCCGGGTTCGCCGCCGTGTTCGATGGGGCGGGCGCCTGGCGCGGCCTTGGAGTCGACGCGGATCGTCACGCCGGGCGTGTTACCGAACGACGTTGAGATCTTCGTTGCGCCGGGGATCCTGCTCGACCAGGACGCGTTGCTGCGGATACGCGTCAGTGCAGGCTGGGCGGCTTTGCGGAGTCCCGGCCGCAGTTCGCGTTTCAGGTCCGGGGGGATCGCACCGAGGTCACGGATCAGGGCCTGCAGCTGGCCGCGGTCGATACTCATCGGGTGAACGCATCGGCGTGCACGGTGAACCCGACGGTGCACACTGCGCCTTCGCTGGTCTGCTCCGGCGCGATGGCCTCGGCCGAGAGGCGGGCCCGCAGCACCGCACCGCTGAGCGTCTGATCGGCCGCCAGCACCCCGGCGACTGCGTCGAGGAGCTCGAACGCACGGTCACGGACAACCTTCGGGTCGACGTCTCCGCGCCACGATGATGCGAGGCAGGCGATGTCGTACTGCTCCCGGTCGGGGGAACGCGCATACACCTCACGTGTCAGCGTCGACGTGACAGCTGCCTCGCCGGGCTGGCCTGTGAACCCGATACACACGACGTCGCCCTCGACCTGCGTGGTCGGCTGCCCGTCGATGATCTGCACACCGGGCAGCGCGACCCGTACCGCGTTTACAAGGGCGTCCAGGCATGCCGGAACCGTTGAAGTCGCCGCAGACATGATCAGCCGACCTGAACGTCGCCGGTGGGAAGCTTGCCCAAGCCGAGGAGTTCACGGACCCGGTACGGCAGGGCGAACCCCACGTTCCGCAACGCCAGCTCATCCGTCCCCGACAGGGACGGGCGGCCACCGGAAGAGTTCAGCTGCGAGGACTGCCACAGATGCGCGGCGAGCTCCAGGCCCGCAAGGCGGATGTTCCCCGGCAGCGGTGTACGGCCAGCCCGGTACGTCACCTCGACGCGACCCCACGGCCAATGCCGCGTATGCGCCAGCACGCCCGGGCCGGCGTCCAGCACCCAGCCGTCCGTGCCAGCCACCGGGTCCGCCTCCGGCACTGTAACGCCGTCGACGGTGACCGCCGTGACGTCGACCACCGGGTGCAGGTCAAGGAGGAGCTGGCGGCGGTAGGCATGATGGTGACCCCACACGGTCTGTGTCGCGGACCGCGGTGCAACCGGGCCGACACGGTCCTCGATCATCTGGCATGCGGAGGAGATGAACCCGGCCAGCTCGGCATCATCAGTGGTTTTGGCGACGTCCTTGTTCATGTGCAACTTCACCTCGGTGAGGCTGATGAAGTTCCCGCCGGCGGACTCATCGACTGTGAACGTGTCCGTGAACGCGCTGGCATTGAGGCCGGTCGCGACCCAACGGACCTGATGCACGCCCGCCTGCACGGTCGGGTAGTTGTGGTCGTAGACGCCAGTCGTCGTCGAGGAGATCGGGCCGGTCACGTCCGTTGTGCCGTCGGGGAGCGTCACCGTGAGGGTGACCGCACCCGCATCAGCCGGGTTTCCGTCCGCGTCTGTGACCGTCACCGACAGCGGCACGACGTCACCGAGGTTGAAGCTCATGGCCACCTCACCCAGCGTCCCTGTGTCGGTGAATGGTCTCGCCGACCTCGGCACGTCGTGTTGTGGAGGTGGGCGGCACAGCAGAGAACACGGCCACATCGCCAGAGCAGGTACTCCATCAGGACCCTCCCATCGACGAACCGGCACGCGGCCGGCTTGTCGCATGTACGCCGAGGCGGGTCGCCTCACTCAAATCAGGTCCGTGCCGATCTGCGGCATCGCCGTGCGCTCCCGTACGGGCCAACACCGCAGTGCGGGAACCGTCACGTGCCGCCGCCAGCGCATCCGGGATCGGGCGGTCCCTGCCGTCCATCGCGCCGCGGGACGGGCCATGCATGGTCAGAGTCGCCAGCGCCAACAGATGCGCCGCCGCTTCGATCCGTTGAAGCGCCTGCACGGCCAGGACACCGGCCGCCGACAGCGGCACCGTCGCGCGGACATGCACCAGGGCGGAGCATGTGGCCGTAGCCGTCGCGGACAGCGCCGCTGCGCCGTTCACGGCAGCCGACGACACCGACAGGTCAGCGCTGGCCGAAAGCGCCGCTGACGCCTCCATAGTGACGGCGGCCGCAGCAGTCAAAGCAGCCGCAGCCGTCAACGCGGCCGAGGCAGGAACGACGCGTGTCGCACCCGCAGTCAAACCACCGACCGCAGCCAGGCCGGCAGCGACGAAGATCTGAGCGTGCCCCACCGCGGACAGCGCCCCGGTCCCAGCGAATGCCGCCGAGCCCCGCACGGTGGTACTCGCCGCCGTGAGATCAGAGACCGCCGACAGGTCCGCCGCGGCCAGAACCCTGACCTGCGCACCAGCCGCCAGACTCCCCGACGACGACAGCGCGGCCTGACCTGGCCGCCGAACCGTCCCAGACACCGAAAGCGTCCCGGAGCTGGCCAACGGCGCTGCGACAGCGATCTGCACCCTTGCCGAAGCGGCAAGAGAAACGCTGGCTGACGGGGCCGCCGTCGCCCGCACTCGCACGGCCGCCGACGCCAATAGTGCCGAGGTAGCCGCAGGAGACGCGGCGGCACGGACACGAACGATTGCCCCGGCCGCCAGCGTTCCTGACGCCGTGTCTGTCGAAGACGCCTTAACGCGGACTACTGCGACCGCGGCCAGCGACCCGGCGCTGGACAGGGCGGCCGAACCGGAAACAGTTGCTGTGCCCGGCTTGAGGCTGACCGTCCAGGTGACAACGTTCGCCGTGGAGAAGCTGTTCGTGGACGTCCATGCCGCCGGCGTGACCACCGTGCCAGACGCCCTGCTCGTCACAAGGCCATCGTCAGCGCCAGCGGCGATCGTGCCGCCCGAGCCAGTCGCGGCACCATCGGAATCGGCGCGTTTGGTGTACCCGGTCGGCGGTGTCCAGCCAGACGTGCCAGACGTGGAACGTTCAGCGACGAACGCGAGGACGGCCGGGTTGGCGACCCCAATCGTGATCGACGGGGACGCATGTGTCGTACCAGCGGTAGTCTCCGCGCGAGACGCGACCTTGTCGATCGGGGTCGTGTTGTCGACGCCCCGGTAGATGAGCAAAACAGCGGACTGCCGGTTAATGGTGGCGGTGCTGTTCGTCAGCGACAGGTTCCCGGTTTCGGTCCCATCACACAGGTGCCACATGAGGCGGGAGCGGGACGCGCCGTTTGTGACGTCCACGCTGCCGCCGGTCGGGACCGTCCACCCAGCAGGGATGGTCGGCGTGACGGTGTTCTGCATGATCCACAGAACGATCGCGACGTCACCGGCCTGAACCGCCGGCCACGTAACAGGATTTGCTGGTGCTGGACCGGCGGTATTGATATTGGCGACGTTCCCGCCGCCGGAGTCGGCGCCGACGAAGGTGACCACAGTTCACCCCGCCCGGCGGATCAGTCCATCGACAGAGTGAGCGACCCCGCCGCGATCTCGAACGTGTCCCCCAGGTTCACCGTCTTGCTCGCAGCCAGCGGCCCGTACCAGATCCGCCGCGGCGAACCCGACGTGTCCCAAACCTCAAGGCCCAGCACTGTGCACGCTGGCATGCTCGTGAACTGGATCAGCGCCGTGTTCGACGTTGAACCAGCAGAGGCGGCCGAGAACGTCACCGACTGTGCGGCATACGAGCCGCCAGTCACCTCCGTACCCGCCGAGGAGTCCGAACCGTTCGCGGTCATCAGACGCACGGACAGGCCCGGCGGGCGGGCCGGCGAACCGACATTGTTGACCCAGTCCAGCGCCAGGCTCTCGGCGACATCGGTCAGGTTGCCGGCCATGTCAGTCTCCCGCTCCCCCGCTGCTCGATGCTGGGGTGTAGTCGTCTTCGCTCAGCCAGATCGGCTTGAGATGGGAGGTCTTCACGCGGGTGTCCACGTGGATCGGGAAGCCGCACGCGGCCGCTTTCGCGCAAAAGCTCAGGTCCTCGGACAGCAGCTGGCCCGAGCCGGGAAGCTGCATCCGCGCATACCAGGCCGGCCCGTACTGCTCGGCGACCTTCGCCAGCACATCGCGGTGAATCAGGATGCACGCTGAACCCGTTGCGGCGACCTGCGTGAGCTCATCGCGCGGATAGTCCTCCCACGCCGAGAAACCCTGCTGGCCATCGCCGGTCTGCGCCCACCGGTACAACGTCGGCCGCGGCCGGGTACGGAACCCGCCTATGCCGTCCGTGGCGTACTCGTGCTGCGCGAAACACAACCCGCCGACGATCGGGCGTTCCGTCGGGTCCGCAGCCGCCAGAAGCCGGTCGACGGTGTCCGCGGCGAAACCCATGTCCGTGTCGACCCAGAACAGCCACTCGGCGTCCCGCTCGAGGAACTTCGCGGCGACCTCATTGCGGGCGGCGACGATCCCGCCGGACCCGAACCGCATCGCGAGGAACCCGCCACGGACGATCCGCTGGTCATGGCCGATGTCGTACATAAGCATGTCCATCGCCGACAGATGCCAGGAGTGCGCGACCTCGTTCGAGTGCACGTAGGCGAGACAGACGGTCCCGTCACTCACCGGACTTGTCGGCCCCACCGCTCGTGCGCGGCTTGCGGGTGCTGCGTTTCTCGCCCGGCGCCTGCGTGGCACGCTCGACCGGTACGTCGGTGACACCGGACGGGTCGCGGGTTGACCGGACCGAAGCCGGGCCATCCACGAACAGTTCCGGGTGCGCCTTCACAAGCGCGTCGTCGCCGTCCCACGGCTCGCCGCGTCGGACCATGACCCGCTGGCCGGCGTGCGCGACGATGGCGCCTTCCTTCGCGTACACGATGTTCATGGCTCTCCTCGGGGTTCAGTTCGGGTGTGGATCCCGCCCCACCGCGCACCCGAAACGCGGCAGGGCGGGAGCGCTCGGTCAGGTCTGGTTCAGGAGCCTGAAGCCGAGGTCATTGACGCTGTCGGCACCGTGGCGCGCATACGCGAACCAGCCGCGCTGCCCGGTCGGCATACCGACACCGGATCCTGCCGTCGCCTGCTGGAACAGGTGCGGGATGAACTCGACGCTCATGCCCACACGCTCGGCGATCAGGTAGTTCCGGAAGTCGCCGACGACCAGGATGTTCGCCGTGCCGGTCGTCGCGAGGCTCCCCGGGAAATAGGAGGAGAACTCCACGGGCCGGTTGCGGATCTGCTCGATCTGGCCGGTCAGGTCGACGGTGAAGTATGACCAGTTGTTGGCGTTCGCGAATACGGCGGTGTCGTTCGCGACTGCGTACGACATCACGAACGTCGCGTTGGCCTTGTATCGGTCGGGCAGAGCCGACCAGACCTTGTTGATCGAGGAGCCGTCGTAGGTACCCGCCGTGGTGGGGTGCACCTCGACGTTCGTGTTGGAGTCCAGCGCGGTGATGATGCCGAACGGCTGGCCGGAGCCGGTACCGGTCGCGAACGACTGGGCCTGCAGCTCGTCGTAGCCCTCCATGAGCAGCTTCGACATCTCGTCCGCGAAGCCGGGATAGTCCTGGCCGACGCGGATTGAGAACGGAATGAAGCCCTGCGCCTGGTGGACGTCGACGACTGGCTGCGCCAGCGTCGGCGAGTCATCCGACACGGGGGTGGCTTCGGCGTCGTACGACCAGGTGACACCAGCCGAGGACACGCCCCGCCATGCGTCCGTGGTGATCGTCTCGACGCGGGAGATCTTTCGGAACGGGTTCAGGGACCCCTGAGCGGTGAGGATCACGGTCGGGTCGATGAGCACCGGAACGCCGTAACCGCCCGACGTGTCCACGGAACCGGACATGGCCCGGAACTCCTGGAAGTCGTTGATCGCGCGGGCTTCCTCGGCGGTCAGCACCGGGTTGACCTGCGTGACGAGCTTCTGCCAGCCGGTCCGGTAGTGCTCGGACTCGGTCAGCAGCATCGACTTCGCGACGTACGTGCCGTCAAAGTCGGGGGTGCGGGTCCGCAGCAGCCGGTCGACCTGCTCGCGCTGGTCATCGGACAGGTGCCGGGTGTGGTCCTTACTGTCGGCGACCTTCAGTGCCTTGTCGCGGGCCTCCATCCGGGACAGCGATCGGACGTCGGAACCGTCGAACGCCTCGACGCGCCGCATCACCTGCGGGGCGCCCTTCGCGCCGTCGCCGGACTCGGCGTGCGTGGGCATCGCAGCGAGCCGCTCCGCCTGCGTACGCCGCTCCGCGATCGCCTTCAGGGACCGCTCGGTCTCCTTGACGTAGGCGAAGCCTTCGTCCCAGGAGCGCTGCTCGTCCTCGGTCAGAGGGCGACCATCCGCGCTCTCGTGCATGTCGGTGAGGCACGACCGGACATACGCCAGGCCGTCCCTCAGCTCCTGCTCATTCATTTGAGCTCCATGAGCTGCAGGCCGCGCAGCTGCGCGGCACGGTTATCGGGGGACAGACCGTCCGGGTGGATGTCCGCGGGGGCGGGCTCCGGCGCGTCGGTCGAGGTCGCGGCGCCATCAACCGGGGTGCCCTCGCGGGCGGCGCCGGTCTCAGGAGTGCGAAGGCCGTGCTCAGCACGGAAATCTGTGAAGCGGGCAGCGAGCGCCTCGAAACGTTCCGGGGCGCGGTCACGTAGCCGCTCCGCATAGCGGTCGGTGTTGGAGCGCAGGCCCGCGGTCGCGGCCGGGTTTGCCGGCCAGGTGACAGGCCCGAACTCCAGGAGGCGAACCTCGCGGATCGTGCGCTCGGGAATGCCGTGGGGGTTGTGTTCGGAGCGGCCCGGGGTCTCGTTCCAGTCGTCGCGCAGGACGTTGAACATGAAGCTCGAGCCGTACACGCCGGCCCGGAGGCCGGACACAATCAGCTGCGGTACGCCATCGAGGAGCTGAACCTCGCCATACGGTCCGCTCTCCCGCTCTTCCAGCAGCGTCACCGGGCCGAGGATCTGATCGGCGAGAGACGGGTCCGTGCCGTGATTGAACAGCACCTTCACGCCGCTGGAACGTTCGGCGATGGTCTTCGTGAACGAGGTCGGGGCGGTGCGCTCCAGGAACCGGCCCTCGTAGAAAGAGTCGATCTCGTACCAGACGTTGAAGACCGAGAACGGCACCGTCATAGTCGGCGGCCCGCCGTCGTTGGCGCGCTGCTCTACGGCAGGCTCGGCGTCGGCCGGGGGCGGGGGTAGGAGCGTCACGGGTGCGACCGCGGACCGCACCACCGCGAGATCACGCAGCGTCGTTTTCACCTGTGTCCTCATTTCGTCTTCGCCGGGTCGACGGCCGGCGCCGGATCAGCGGCCGGTTCCGCAACGTCAGGTGGTGTCGCAGCGTCTCCGCCGCCGCGGCCTGGCGGCTGCAATTGCACGGAGAAGAGCCCCGTGTGGGTCAAGAGCGAGAAGTCCTGTGACTGCACAGCAGCGACCACGCTGGCCGGCTCATAGCCCGCATCGACGAGCTGCCGGATCGTCACCGCTTCCGCAGACTGGATCTCTGCCGCGTCCTTGGCGTCCTCGCGCAGGAACGCGATGTCGCGGGTGTCGTACCAAAGGCGTGCGCCGGTCGGGACACGCACGATCGACGACAAGGCGGCAGCCGCGCCGCGCCACAGCGGCATCAGCGTGCCCTCGGCGAACAACCTCTTTGCCGCGTTGAAGTTGCCCTGGTTCAGTGAGCTGCCGTCCAGACCCTCGGACAGGCCGACGATCACCGGGTGGACGCGGGCTGCCGCGGCGATCCTGGTCTCCCCGGCGCCCTGCGTGGCCTTGAAATCCAGCTGCTGCATATTCGCGCCGACGACGGTCACATCCGCGCCGCCGCCGACGTACATCGTCTTGTACGCGTTCTCAGTGCCGGTGTGGCCGGCGTCCATGGCGGCCTTGAACCGGTCGAAGTTCTCCTTCGTCACCGACGGGTCCAGCGACACGATCGTGGAGAGCGTCGCACCGTTCTCATAGAACTTGAGCTTGTGGGTCGTCGCCGCGCGGTCGCCTTGGATCTCCCGTAGGACCGGCGTCAGCCACGACATGCCCCGGTACTGCGACTCCGGATCCGGGTACGGCGACCAGTGTGCGATCTCCTCCGGCAGGTACAGCCTCGACTCGCCGTCACCGGACGTGCCCGGCCCTGCGGGACCACCAGGCCGGTACAGGTAGCCGACCACGTCGGACTCCACAGCCTCGGCTGGCGGCGCGGACAAGATGATCGACACCCAGTCGGGGCGGAGGCGCCGTAGCCGCTTGCCCTCCCGGGCGGCGTAGAAGTTCCCGGCCAGGTCGGTGTCCTGCATCATGCGGGACATCAGCTCGCCCGTCGTGCCATTCGGCCACGGGTCTTCAAGAACCGCCAGGTCGGGGTTCCCGAACAGGTCACCGGGACGGCCGGAGCGCATCTGCTGCCACTGGAAGCGCGCCTCGGAGAACAGGAGCTGCCTCGCGAGCATGCACGCGAACACCACGCCGGACGCCTTGTAGGCGGCCTGGGTGTAGCCGGTGAAGCTGTTCTCGGGGTCCTCGTACGGCAGCCAGGGGGAGCCGCTGAACACCGGATAGCCGAACCCGTTGTAGGCCTGCGCCCAGTCCGCGAGCCCGAAGCGTTTCTCCGGTGTCGGCCGGCCTGAACGCGCCGCAGAGATGCGGTCGAGGAGACCCATCAGCCGCCGCCGTCAGCTCGGCCATACGCGGTACGCCAGCCGACCACGATGGCCGCCCACGTCCACGACAGGACCATCCAGCAGGCCCGCACGGTCTGCGCGGCCAGCCAGCCCAGCACGAACGGCAGCAACGCCAGGACGGTCAGCAGAGCCTTTGCCGGGTCGATACGGGCGGCTTCAGCGCGGACCTGGCCAACGAGCATCGCCGGAGTCGTCATCCGAACATCACCCACGGCTCCACGGAGTCCTCCTCAACAAACGTTGCGAGACCCCAGCGGGCCAACGTCACCGCCACCAGCGGCGAGATATCAACGGACGGACTACGGCGATCCCATTTCCTGCCATCGCCCAGCGGCTTCACATCCGCGCCAGCGACCGCGGCATCCAACGCCGGATGCGGGCGGAACCGAATCGTCGACGTGTCGCCCTCCGCGACACCACACGCCGCGACCAGACCATCCGTAGCCGCCCCCACATCCTGCGAAGACGTCTTCAACACCTCAACACCGGCGGCCTCAAGATCGGGGATCAGGAACCCGGCCGGGCCGCGCGGATCCACAACGAACGGCAGCGGCGCCCAACGCTCCTTAAGCTCCACGGCCCGGTCGACCACCCAGCCAGTACCGCGGCGGTGATCAATCAGCTCGCCATGCATCAGGCCGTCATCGCGGGTGCCGGCCATACCGATCGCCGCATGCGTGCCGCCTGGTGTCGCATCCATGGCGAACAAAAGTCGCTCCCCTGGCTGCGAGACGGCGTCAGCCAAGTCCAGCCAGGCGCCCTCTGGGATCACAGCCCACTGGTCACCGGACTCGCTCGGGTAGTTCCCCACGCCGAGACGTTCACGACGGAAGCCGACGGTGCCCATCGACGCGTGCTCGCGCGCCACGTACTCCTGTGACACGCGGATCCCCAGCGCCGGATTCGCTCGCGCCCACGACGCCGGGTCCGCCGGGTCGTCATGGTCGGGGCAGTCCAGGCCGCACATGTCCGTGCACCCGTCGATCGACCATTCCATGTAGGTCAGCGACGGATCATCGGCCGCCAGGCCACGGCGGCGAAGACGCGCCAACGGCTGGCACGGCGCAATGTCCTTGTCCGGCGCCGACGACGTGTACCAGATCTGCGGGTTCGGCCTCGCCGACAGCGTCGGCATCAGCGCATCGATCGCCGCTTCCGGCA